CAGGACTTAATTATGCCATGAGTATACATCCTCTTATGGAAGCACATAGAAAAGGATTTGATGAAAATATGTATCTGGATGCGGCTACAAGAACTTATGTCGAAGAGACAGGTGGTGCAAACTTTATTTTCATTACAAAAGATAATACGGTAGTTACACCTAAATCAGATTCTATATTGCCTTCAATTACAAGAAGATCGTGCTAAAGCTGAACACAGAGTTACGGCTCAACAGATCCGTGAACGTCAACAATAATTATCAGATGTGGGTATGATATTTTAAAATATCATACCCTAAACATCTCGATAATTGTATATTATTAACGTGATATAATAACACATATGTTTTATTATATACAATGAGAAATCTCTTATTACATTCAAAGGAGGATACAAGTATGTATCAACAACAATTCGCACAACAACAATTTCAACCTCAAATGGGTATGGGCTTTGCAGCTCCACAATTTGGACAACCTATGTATGGTGCAAGCGTAATGCCTGCTCAAACTATGTTCAAAGAAGTTCAAGTTACAAACCCAATGACTAAAGAGGATTTGGAATTATTGAAACCAGTTAAGAACGAGTTCAACATGAACATCGATCCTGTCGATGTAGCTCGTGCTAAATGCCCACATAAAAACTCTGTTAAATTGCTAATCAACCCAATCGGTGGTGGCAATATGGTTAAGTGTTCTCAATGTGGTGCAGAATTCGATTTAACTATCCGTTCTAAAGAAGATATCGAAGCTTCCGTAAACAACTTGGTTAACTTCTTAGAACAAATGAAATTATACGCTGTAAACTTTGACGAAGAATTCTACAAAGATTATATGATGATGATCCCACTTCTTCGCAAAGCTCCTAACTTGTATGAAATGGCTGTACAAAACTTCACAGAAGTTGTACGTCAAACATCCAATAGCCAAACTGTAGCACCTAATGCAAACCCTGCATTCAACCGCTTCGGTTTCGATGCGTACCAAGATATCTTCAATGGTAACTATGGTGCACGCTACAACGTATATAACCAACAACAACCTGTAATGCCAATGCAACAACCAATGGCTCAACCAGGTTACTATGATCCTAATATGGTAGCTGCTCAACAAGCTCAAATGCAACAACCAGCTCCACAACAAGGTCAAGTATTCGGTGCTTTCACTCAAGCTCCTCAACAAGCTCCAATGATGACACCAGCTCCACAAATGGGTAACCCATTTGCAAATGGTTATGCAGCTCCTGTAATGACAGCTCCAATGGCTATGCAACAAGCTCCACAAATGCAAGCTCCTGTAGCTCAACAACCAGCTGCTCCAGCTCCTGCTGAAAATGTAACTACTGAAACAAAAGTTACATTATAATAAATAAGAGAACCCTGGTCTGAATGGTATTGCCCATAGGCGTTTTGCCTATGGGCTTATATCGTTTGGTATTTTTTGATTATTTATGTAACAGCTAAGTAGGAGGACCCTGATATGGCATATACTAAAGAACAAATTGAAAAGATCAAGTCCTATAATAAGCAAATTAGGACCATTGAGAACTTCGCTGAAGCTGTTAGAAAGACTGTTACTCAATACTTGGGTTATACAGGGAATAAAGGCTTTATTAATATGATCCGAGAGATCTTTCAGAACTCTGCGGATGAACTTATGAAAGATGATAGCCCTTGTACTGAAATACATGTGGCTTTTAGTGAACCACTTCAAGAACTAGCTGTTCGTGATAATGGTCGTGGTATTCCACATAATAGTCTAGTACGTGTATTTGCATCACAGCATACATCTTCAAACTATGATAAGAAACCTGGAGAATTCTCTTCTGGTCGTCATGGTGTAGGTGCTAAAGTTACAAATGCATGCTCAGAATATTTTATAGTTGAATCTTATATCTTAGGTAAAGGTAAGAAAGTTGAGTTTAAATTAGGCGATGCTGCTACTGCTAAGATTACAGATTTACCAGACGTTGAAAATAAGCAAGGTACAACTGTTACGTTTAAACCATATGAAGATACTATGGGTAAGACTACAGTAACTTGTCAAGATGTATTAAGACTTATTAAATCCCTAGTACCTTTATTGAAGCAAGGTGCTAAGGTTGTATTCAATGGTCAAACGTTCGATGGTGCTAAAGTTAGAGAGACTATCGTTAACATTGATGGTTTGATGGATGGTTTAAATACCATTGTTAAGAAACCAATCATTACTCCAATTAGATTTGGAGCATTACGTGATGATAAGTGGATGAAAGCTGAGATTGCTTTCACATTTGATTCTGCGGATGATAGTGAAATCATCCACTCATACGGTAACTTTTGCCCTACACGAGATGGTACTCATGTAGAAGGATTTATTGCCGGTATGAGCAAATACTTTAGAAATTATATGAATAAGTTCTACTTACCTGCAAAGAGTAAGTTAACTATTACAAACAACGATGTCCGTGTTGGTCTTAGAGCAATTGTAACTTGCTCCCACATGGAACCAGAGTTTACTGGTCAGTCTAAAGAGATTATCTCTAATGCTGACTTAGTACCTTTTGTTAGAGATCTTACTGAAGCTAGTCTAGAAGAATGGGCTAAGCGTAACAATAATGACCTACAAAAGATTTGTAAGTATTTCAAAGATATAGCAGAAATCAGAGCCAAGTCTGAGGGCGAACGTGCTAAGGTTAAAGTTAAGGAAGTATCTTCCATTAGCGGGTTACCTAAGAAGTTCGTTAAACCGACTGGTAAGAAAAATTTAGAGTTATTTATCATGGAAGGCGACTCCGCTACAGGACCAGCTAAGAATAACCGTGATAATACTCGTCAAGGTCTATTCCCAATTCGAGGTAAGATTGTTAATGTAATGGCAGCTACTCGAGAAAAAGTTGTAGCCAACCAAGAAGTAGCAGCAATTACTGCTATCATTGGAGCTGGCTTTGGACGTTCATTTGACATTGAGAAATGTAAATGGGAAAAGATTATCATCGCAACAGATGCCGATCCAGATGGTGCACACATTAGATGTCTTCTATTGAAGTTCTTCTTGATGTATATGCAACCATTGATTACATCTGGTAGATTGTATGCTACAGTACCACCATTATATGGTGCTAAGATTAACGGTAAGATGAAATACTTCACTGATCGTACAGCATATAACAAGTATCTACAAAAAGAATTCTTCAAGATTCATAACTTAAGCTTATCCAATAAGGTTAAGTTAACAGAAACTGATGTAGTTGAATTACTTAATAAGAATACTAACTATATTAGAGATATCGATACAGTAGCAAACTCCTTTGCTATTGATGTATATCTCTTAGAGTATATCTTAGTATTAATCTCTCAAGGTATTACACCAGGATCTGCTAAGTTTAAGAAAGCTATTGAGTCTAAATATCCATTCTTAAAAGTATCTAAGGATGGTATTGAAGGTCTAGTTGATTCTAGATATCAAACTATCTACTTTAGTGAAACTCTATGGAATGCATGTCAATTCATTTCCGAATGTATCATGAAATCTCCAACTGAGTTTATTGTAGATGGTAAGAAAGTTTCCTTATACGGATTGATGAAAGAATTTGAAAGTTTGACACCTCCATCAGTAACACGTTATAAAGGGTTAGGTGAAATGAATGGTGATCAATTATTCAATTCAACTTTAGATCCATCTGAAAAAGGTAATCGTGTATTGATCAAATACACAATCGATGACGTTAAATACGAAATCGAGAAAATTAAAGAGATTGAAAACGACAAGATTCAGTTAATGAAAGACGTTGATATCTCGCAATATGTATTCTAGAGATAGAAGGTGAGAGAGAATGATAATTTATTATCAAGATAATCAAGATTGTATGTTTGCAGCTAACATGATCTACAATCATAAAGAGGAATTTTGTAATGATACAAGTCATGATATTTTAGTAAATTATAAATACTCTCAATCTGATATTACTAAGCTTACGAATAAAGATCATACAGTAATCATTCTAGGTGTAGGCTTCTTCAAAGATAGTAAGAAGTCTATATCTAGACTTAAGTTGTTGATTGAAAATAGTAAGAAAGTAATTTGGATAGATGGTCATTTGAATACAAAAGATCTTCTAAATAGTGAATATGCTGATAAGATTGAAATCCATTACCGTGAGAATATGGCTGCATCTTGGATAGTTCATTATGGACTATTGATGGGTCAATCTAATGCAGTAGTTGATTTAGTATCTGAATTTCAAACTAGAAGAAAACCATCACGTAGTGCAACTAATCTGTCATTATATATTAGCTCAGTATTCTCATCTCCAATAGATGAAGTATGGGATACTATATATAAGAAACCAGATTTGATTGATAATCTACTTACAATAGGCTCTAATGTATATCGTTTCATGGTACAGGCTAATATAAGCTGTATGGAACGACGTACATATAAAAGAATATTTAATGGTGTTGAGATAACCATCTTGAATTCAAATCCAAAATTATTCCTACCGGATGTTATTGAGAAATACCCTGGTCCAATTTTGATTTGGTTCTTTGACGGTAGAGTATACAGATATACATTGTATTCTGCTAAATCTGAAATAGATTGCTTAGAGTTCTCTAAAGACTATTTCGGATATGGTAAAATGTATAAGACTGTATTTGTATCTAAAGAAGATATTTTAAAGGAGAGTTAAGTAGTGAGAGAATTCGTACAAGTCGATTCTAAGTTTATCGACGAACCAAATCTCATCATTAAAAAACCTAGACGTAGTACTGAGTATTCAGCTGGCTATGATTTCTATGCTCCAAAGACATATGAAATCAAACCAGGTCAGTCTGCAATCATTCCTACGTATATTAAGGCATATATGGAGAAAGATGAAGTATTATTGATTGCTCCAAGAAGTTCTTTTGGATACAATTATGATATGGTAATCAAATCCACTATTGGTGTTATCGATGCAGACTATGCAGATAACGAAAAGAATGATGGTAATATCATTATTGGAGTTAAGAATAACTCTTGTAAGGTATTAACTATAGAAGCTGGTAAACACTTCGCTCAAGGTATATTTATGAAGTATCTAACTACAGATACAGATCATAAATATCCTAAGAAAGAGCGTCGTGGTGGAATCGGCTCGACCAATGTTTAATTTTATTAAAAGGTGAAGACAATGAGAAAACAAAAACAAAACAAAAAACAACAATTCAACAACGATCGTATTGAAGTACCAGTAAAATTCAATGATCGTTTACCAGAAGCAGTTAAAGAAGAACTTACTGGTGTATTAGCAAATCCTATTATCGAACAACTTACGTTGAATGTATTTGCATTCCGCAGTGTAATCAATAATGATCCTGAAGTGAAAGGTAACATCATTGTTGGTAATATCATCAAATATGATA